TTCGACCTTTACACCCGGATGACAACCGGGCGGCTAAAGATATTCCGCACCTGCCAGTTGCTTATTGAGGAGCTTCGGCTTTATCGCCGCGACGAAAAAGGCCGGATTGTGAAGGAAAACGATCATATTTGTGACGCACTAAGGTATGTTTGCCGATCCGGGCTTTCTATCGCCCGCGCCGCTGTAACCCCAGACAAGCCGCCGCGTGACCCTTACTCGACGGGGGGGAAGACCTCTTGGATGGGTATTTGACACTGCGGCGAATTAAGGTTAATGTTTATTCGGCCAGCCTTGGCGGCTTTTCAATCGGCGCACTTAGTGCAGCTTCATTTCTTTTGAGGCTGCGCTTTGGCTGACGATCAAGAGACAGACGATAAAGACGTGGTTGCTCGCGCCAAAAAGCGCCGCACGGTCGCGGCTGACTATTGGCAGGATATTTACGACAAAGCCCGGAACGATCTGAAATTCTTAAGCGATGATAAATACGCGCAGTGGGACGCTGCCGATGCCGAGGCGCGGCGCAGCAAGGGACGCCCGACGCTCACGATTGACCAGCTTACTCAGTTCATCAATCAGGTTTCAAACAACATCCGCATGTCAACGCCGAGCATCAACGTATTTCCGTCTGATGGCGCGGCGCAAAAAGAGGTCGCGGAAATCTACAAGGGCCGGATTAAAGATATTGAGCATTGCAGCGGCGCGGATGATGCCTATGATTACGCGGTAAACAGCGCGATTAAATGCGGTATTGGCTTCATTCGTGTTGACCATGATTTCAAGGATAATTACTCGTTTGAGCAGGATATTCGCATCAAGCGGGTTATCAACCCGTTTTCAATCCTAATAGACCCGTCAAGCGTTGAGCCTGATGGCAGTGACGCCATGTATGCAATGGCGCTCAATGAGATGACCCGCGAGGCTTTCAAGTCGAGGTTCCCGGGCAAGGAAGTCTCATGCTTCGAGGATGACGATAACAGCGATGACAAGATTGAGACCGTCAAAGTCGCCGAGTATTTTGAGGTAAAAGAAACGGATGTGCTAATCGGAATGTTGCCGGATGGCAGCGCCGAGGAAGTAAACGAGGCCGGTCAGTATATCCGCACCCGCGTTGCCAAGAAGCGCGAGGTTCTCCGTTATTGGCTATCAGGAACCGAAGTTCTTGAGGAAACGACATTCCCCGGAAAGTTCATCCCGATTATCCCGGTTTATGGCGAGGAAGCGTGGGAAGGAAGCGAGCGCAAGCTGAACAGCCTAATCCGCCGTAGCCGCGACGCGCAGCGCATGTTCAATTTCTGGAAGTCAACCGAGGCAGAGTTGCTTATGCGCTCGCCCAAAGCGATTGCGATTGCTGCGGTTGGGACTACAGAGGATTTTGCAGAAGATTGGAAAAACCCCGAGAAGGCCGCAGTTTTGCGGTATGTCCCGAAGGTCGCGGCGAATGGTCAATTCCTTCCGCCGCCGTCGCTTAATCAGCCCCCGCAAATCCCCGCTGGCATCGTCAATGCGCCTGCATCGGCGCAGCAGGACATCCGGTCAACGATGGGGCTTTATAATGCCTATCTGGGCCAGCAGAGCAACGAAACGAGCGGCGTTGCAATCAATGCCCGCAAGATTGAGGGCGACCGGGCGACGTTTCACTTCGGCGACAATCTTATCAAGGCGATTACTCAGGTTGGCCGCGTTGTCGTGAGCATGATACCTGTTCTTGATGATACGCCAAAGGTTGTCCGCATTATCGGCGAAGACGGCGAGACAAAGGACGTCGGAATTAATGGGATGATTGTTGAAGGCCAAGAGCAGACCTTCGACATCAAACGCGGCGAATACATCGTTCGGGTTAGTACCGGCAACGACCTTCCGACTATGCGGCAAGAGTTTTCAACCGTCATGCAGGGGCTGATCGAAAAGCAGCCCGACCTTTTGACGGTGTTTGGCGACATCTTTATGGAAAATCAGGACTTCCCCGGAGCCAAGGCCATTGCCGAGCGGCTTGAAAAGATTTTGCGCCCTGAGTTACGCGACGTTGAAGGTCAAGACCCGCAGACCGCCGCGCTGATGGCAGAAAACCAACAGCTTAAAGCCGCCGTTCAACAGTTGCAGCAGGGCGACGCGCTCAAGCAGCAAGAAATGGCCGCTGATAACGCAATCAAACACAAAAAGCTAGAGCTTCAAGAAGCGGAATTGATCGCTGACATTGCGACAAAGCGCAAAGAGCTTGAGCTTAAAGAGATCGAGCTGACCATGAAGATGGCGGCTCAAAGTCATACGGCGTCCATGGTTGGGCAGCCGGAACCAAGCCCGCTGAACGGGTATGACAGGAGCGTAGTATGATCGGAGTTGAGAAAATTCAGGAAGAAGTTGCGACGGAAACAGAGACGAAAGCGCCTGTTGCTGAAGCCACTGAAAGCCTAGAAGAAAACAAGGAAAAGCCCGAAGGTTCAGAAGATGAACCGAAGGAAGAGCCTTTTCCGAAGAAAGCTGTAAACGCGCTTAAATATCAGAAAAAGCGCAATGAAAAGCTGACATCAAAACTCCGTGACCTAGAAAGTCGTTTTAAGGAAATGGAGACTAAGTACGCATCAAGCGCACCTAAGGCTCCGGATGCCAAGGAATACGACAACTATGCTGATTACCTGAAAGGCGATGTCGAATATCAGATCGACAAACGTATGCAGGATGCCGAGCAGAAGAAACAGGCCGATGCTTTTGAACAACAGAAGCAGCAGATACTAGCCCAGCGCGAAGATGAAGTTGTTAGCCGGATTGGTGAAGTCGGGGCAATCATCCCTGACCTACAGGCGACACTCTCTCAGGCTGGCGAATATGTGCAGTCTGTCCCCGCTGAAATTGAGCGGATGTTCTATGACCTCGATGCACCTGAGATGGCACTTTATGCGCTTCAGAAAGAGGGGCGAGTGGCAGAAGTTGCGAGCATGACTCCGGCTTTGGCTGCGGTTCACCTCATTCAAGCTGAACAGCGCGGGCTTGCCTATCTCAAGCATATGCAGACTAGCAAAGTTACCAAAGCTCCCGACCCGCTGCGTGGTGCAAAGGGCGTGGGCGACATCAAGAGCGAGGCGACCATGAGTGGCGCAGACCTCTTGAAGAAATACAAACTCAAGTAGGAGACTAAATTATGCCTGACACTATCCAAACTATCAAAGCCAACACCAAGAAGCTTGCCAAGATGGCGGCTGCTGACTTGGCTGATAATATCCACTTCTTCAAGACTGCGCAGAAGCTTGAAAGCGATGCGTTCAAGCCTGATGCCGGTGGTCACTCTCCGGGTGATACCGTGTCGGTTCGCATCCCGGCCAAGTTCACGGTTGGCACGTCCAGCTTTGACCTGACCTCCGCGCTTCAGGATGTCAAAGAAACCTCGGTTAACGCCACGCTTGACGTGATTGGAACCGTTGGCTTCGACCTTGACAGCCAGCAGCTTGCTCACGATGTTGACCTTGGCAAGATTTATGACCGCTTCCTTCGTGGCGCGGTTATGGATATGGCCGCCAGCATCGAAAACCAGATGATTACCAAGGCCACTCAGGCGACCTACAACCTCGTAGGCACCGCTGGTTCAACCATTGTTGACCCTGACACAGTGATGGCTGGCCGTGAGCGTCTTGGCAAGTACCTCGCACCCCAGAAGGGTGATGACCGCGCTTTCCTGATGGACAGCACCGCCATGCGTTCTGCTATTAACGCGAACAAGAGCCTGTTCACGTTTAGCAAGAAGGAATATGGTCAGGGCTACATCGGTGACGCGCTCGGATTCTCTTGGCTGGAAAACGAGCTTCTGTATCAGCACACGAATGGCGCTGATGTTAGCGGCGTTGCGGTTGAGGCGTCTGTTCTCGCCCCGGCTACTGGTGCTACCACTCTTGGCGTTGACGGTCTTACCGATACGACCGGAACCGTAAAGAAGGGCACTGTATTCACCATTGCTGGCGTTTACGCTGTTCACCCGCAGACCAAGGTTGCTTACCCGTTCCTTCAGCAGTTTGTTGTTACGGCTAATTCGGCTGGCGATAGCTCAACTCAGGCTACCCTGTCTATCAGCCCGACGATCTACGGGCCGACTTCTGGTTCACTCCAGAACGTATCGGCTCTCCCGGCTGACGAAGCGGCTATCACCTTCGTTGGCGCTGCCAGCACGACCTACACGCAGTCTCTTATGTTTCATAAAAAGGCTTTCCGTGTTGCGTCTGTCCCGCTGGTGCTTCCGGTGAACGCTGAGTTTGCCGAACAGGCGAGCGAGGAAGGTATGAACATTGCGATTGTTCGGGACTTCGATATCCTGACCCGCAAGATGATTACCCGCCTTGACTTCCTTGGCTTGGTAGTCCCGGTTCGTCCTGAGTGGGCTTGCCGCGTTACTGCGTAACTAAATGGGTGGGGGGAGTAAAATCCCCCCATTTGCCTACTCATC